GAACTGTTCTGTAGTGCGTGAAGTGCATCTTCTTGACATACTTTTCATCTCCCTCTGTCCAGTTGCGTCGAATAGACAATACTTGACCTGTGGTTTCTTCTACAGTTACAATGTAAGGACAGGCCACATTACCCTTATGCATCTTGTCTTCTTCAATTTCTAAATAGCAGTGTTGTTCTAGCAGCACATACTGTGGGTCGTTGTCAGAAGCAGGAGACAAGCCAAGAACGCTGTCCATCTTTTCTGCCATACCAGACAGATTGGGGATGCCAGCAGTAGGTAGCTCTACGTCTGCGTACATTCCTGCTTCTATTTGCCTAGCCAAATCCACAGGGCTGCGATATATAACATGAGTGTAACGGTCTGCTCTACGAAGGTCAGTCGCATAGTAAGAAACATAAAACTGGTCAATAGGCACAAACTCGCTAACAGGGCGCTCAAGACTTGCATCATAATAAGTTTTCTTTAAAGCTGAACCGATAAGCGGAAGATGGAACAACATACGTTCAAACTCATCGAAGTACTCAGGCATCTGTGTTGTAACCTGATAGTTCATAAAGTTCTGAACACGGTTTGCTTGCTGTTGTTTTTCTAATGTAATATCGCCTAGCACCTGAGTCTTAACTGGTCCTTTGGCGGGAAACAATTCGGTTGATGCCTTGGCTTGGAACTTGACAGCAGACTCAATCAACAGTGGATGTACTGCAGTGGCTGCACCTTCAAACGGTTCCGTTGTGTCTTCTAACTTAAGACCAAGAAGGTCAAAGCCACGCTCAAACATTGATTCCCACTCAGAGCGAGAGTCTTTGTCAGCATTGAACTTATCAATTACCGTGTTACCAATCTCGGCTAACTCGTCTTCGTCAATAATGTCTACAAGGTTTTCAAAGAAGCCTTCGTTGTCACCAAGGGTAAGTTCAATCTCTACCTCACCTGCTGTGCCTTCGAGGTCTACCTCAATCTCGCCTGTATCAGGGTCAACAGAAATAACGGCATCGGCAGACGTAATGTCTTCGATGTTCATATCAATGCCTGATTCTTTTGATTTGTCTGATAGGTCGTATGGATTACGTTCAGTTGCCATTTACTTTTGTTCCTTGTTTACTACTTGGAAGAATATCATTGAGCCTATTATACACTTAAGTACGCCAGTATCCAACCCTCTTTTGTCTTCTTGGATTATAATCATCTTCCCAGCTTGGGTCTTCGTCGTGGGAGACATGCCAAGAGTCACGCATGTAGTGAATAGCCATGGTCATTGCATCCACTTGGTCATCGTGTGCGCCGTTGGGAAAGGCTAGTGATTCTTCATATAAGTCCTTTGCCCACTCCTTGCCCTTCGGGATGTAGACACGACCCGACTCCATAAGAGGCGTAGCGGCATAGACACGTGAAACCTTGTCCCTGTCAGGAAGGTAGTCCAATACAGGTAGTCCAGCGAGGCGCATATCCTGAAGCAGCGATTGACCAGAAGCTTTCTTCTCAATGATACACACATCTGGCCTATGCTTTTGGTATAAATGTTGTGCCGTGCGGCGAAGGTCAGGATATTCGAAGCGCTCTTTAACATTGCCGAGAAGGATGAGGTTGGATATAGTGTATTCACCACCATACTCGTCACGCTCCGACTGGTGAAAGATGCCCCAGGTTTGGATGACACTATAGTCAGCCGTCTTCTTGGTAGAGAAGGCTGTGTCATACGTCTGGATAACAAACTCACAGTGCGGCGGGTCTTCGTACTCCCACCATTGAAACCATTTCTTTTTAATAATCCCGCCTTCGTCTGGTGACGGGTTCTGCATGTATAGCGCATCCCAGTATCTACTCCCGTTACTTGCTCTAATCTCTTGCTCATCCAGCTTCAGTACGTCATCTGGCTTCCACTCAGGGAAGTATGACGAACCTTCAGGTAAGCCCAATAGCTCTGCAGATGTTTCATCTAGCCAAGCAGGGATACTAATTACTTCCCAAGGAATACCAGAGATGTCTGACTCCTGCTTCAGCAACCAACCACACAGGTCATCATAGTGATAGCGTGTGTTAATAATAATAATGGCACCATTAGGCATGAGACGTGTACGTAGACCTGATGGCCACCAGTCCTTAATATACCTACGGCCTGCCTCAGAGAAAGAATCTTCCTCAGACATCACGTCATCCAGCAGGGCTAAGTGCGCACCACGTCCAGCAATCTGTGACCTGACACCAGCTGCATAGTAAGAACCATTCTGATTTGTCTTCCACTTGCCTGCCGCCTTGGCGTCTGCTCTAAGCTGGACACCCTTGAATGTTTTCTGGAAGTCTTCCGTATTCACAATGTCTCTTACGCTACGGCCAAAGTCACTGGCAAGCTGGTCACTGTGAGAGACAGACATAATCTCGTGGTTGGGTTCTCTGCCCATATACCACGCTGGGAATATTTTACTGGTAATGAGACTCTTGGAGCTACGGGGCGGCAGAAAGACCATAAGTCTCTTTAGTTCCCCATCGGCTACCTTCTGTAGTCTGTCACATAGTAGCTCAATGTGCCTGCCCATCTTGAAGTCAGTCACCAGCGTAGGTGCAGTCTTCTTAACAAAGGTCAGTAGGTCGTCCTTAGACCTTGCCTTAATATATTCCTCAAGACAACCTTCCAGTGAGTTGTACTCTGCAGGGCTTGCCTGTTGTTCTAATTCTATAGTATCCATTATTTCCTTAGTGTTACAGCATGTAACAATATGTGATGTGCTAATGCTCTTGGTCGGTATTGTGTCAGTAGCAGTTTCATGCTAAACTATCTTTACTTTAAAGTTCGGAGGTACTATATATAACCTCCCAGGCCCCGCCTCTGCTTTAATGTATCTCCGACTCTATGTATTATATCTTCTATCCACTTTGTATACAAGCATTAACTACATACCACCTCGGAGGCCCCGCCCCAAAATTAAAAGATTATAGACCTGGTAAAAATTATAAATTTTATCGGCAGTGTTTTGCTGTATGTCTTTCCCAGACAAAGAGGTAGGGGGTCTAAGTAGACAAGTCCCTCCCAGATTATCCCTAGCTCCCCCATGATTATAGGTTCTACCTAAAATACTGAATATATGTCAGGGGTATGTTATATATATACGTGCGAGGTGATTTCTTTGGGTGGGGTCGCATAATGCATCCGCACAGATATGCAGCCCTGCGAGAAAAGGATACCTTAATCTACGATTAAACCTCCCAAATCTTCCCAGATTATGACAAGTTCTGCAAAGTTCTCTCGTAGAGAGTGTAAAAGGATACACCTAGTGACCTCCCCTATCTTCGATAGACTACCCCCTCCCCCTCCCATGTCTTCCCTAAACCTTTGGTTTAACTGGATAATATATCCGTATGAAGAATGCGCTTGACATGACACGCAAAGTCTTAGTAGTATCACTATATCTACTTCTTACGAAGATATAGATGATACACTTAACCAACCAATGAGGAAGGAAATGATTATGTTTTGGAATGGATTGATTAACTGCCTTTTAGGATTTATCCTAGCTATATTCGCTGTGATTGCAGTGGTTGTCCAAGCTGATATGCCACCGCTTGTCATGCTGCTCATGCCTGTCTTAGCCCTTGGGCTTTGCATCTCTGGCATGGTGATGATGACGTTCACACGGCCTTAGTAGTATCACTATTAGTAAGTTCTTACGAACTAATAGATGATACACTTAACAAACAACCAACCGATTGAGGATTTGATTATGACTAACCCTAGCAACATTTACGTAGTAACTAACATCTCTGAAGCCTATGGCAATCAGCCAGCTTATGCTGTCTCTCATGTCTATGAGGGCATTGTGTCTGTCTGGAACGACATTGACTTTGCCTATCAAGTCTGTGAAGACTTGGAATTAGGGATAGAACACGATAACTACGCTTAATCTAACTAAACCTGAAAGGTTTTTATCATGTATAAGACACACAACAAACGCATCAACAAATATGCAATGAAGTCACCAGAAAACATGGCCAATGTCGTGCTTATGGTGTCGCAATCCATCCAGCAAGTGTGGGCTGGTGTAGGCAAGCAGTTGGCAGATATCGAGGCCAATGGCCTAAACTCCGCCTTTCTACGTAATGGGACAAAGCGTAAGCTTTACCTTGAATTGCAAGAAAGAAAGGGCGAGCTATGGCTTGCCTTGCATGACTATCGCAAGGGTCGTATCGACCTACCAGACTTGCTTTGTCTGTTTCAGTCATTACATGGCTTGGGCTTTGTTAAGGCTGGCTTTGTCCTGCAACTTTGCATGGGTGACGTTGGCTGCTTGGATATCCATAACCTTCGAATGTATGGCGTCAAGGCCACAGATTTCTCTGTGAATGCCACGGCTACACATGCCACCAAGCGGCGCAAGGCTGAGCTATACATAGCTACTTGCCAGAAGCTTGGCGGTTCTGAATCCCTATGGGATGTCTGGTGCGAAGCACTGGCCGACAACAAA